CAAACAAAGGCGGGTCGTCTAAAACAAATTCAGAGTTTCTCATTGTCAAAAATTTCTTCAATGTGTTTTCCTTCAGGTAACGAAAATCCGGCAGCTTTTTTATGTCCGCCACCACCGAATCTTTTTGCAATCTCACTCACATCTATTGTATCATGAAACGATCGTAACGAAACTTTGGTCATGTGGTCCTCATGATCCCAATACCATATAACTGCAAAATCACAATCCGGTGCCAGACGTGCTCCAATCTCGGACATCCAGTGTGGTGAATTTACCACCAATACGTTTTTACCATCAAGTAAACGAGGTTGAGAACCTTCACTCACTTTCTTGACGACTGTTTTGCTGTATGCCAAAATAAAGCTTCCACGTTTAACTGCGTCATCAAAGACAGAATCATCTTCAAACTTGGAATATTCCTCAAACTCAAACGGAACCATATCAAACGCTGCCGAAAATTCCTTGCTATATGGGTGTTCCCACTTCCAAAGATCCCTGTCTTCAATGTATTGAATGAACTTTGGTGCTTCTTTTCCGGGATGAAAGAAATTCCATGCTAACATTGCACCGCTGTGGCTCATATCAAAGAGCGTGTTGGAAATATCGTGTAGTTCCACCATTGCAGACTTGTGATGATCGATTACCATGAGAGCTTCGGCGTCCTCGATCATTCGTTTGGTGGTCGCGTTATTAAAAGAGAAGTCAAGAATTACAACAACTTTCCCATTCACATCGGGCGGTGTTGTGCCGTGTTTACACGCATGATACTCCGCGCGGCTTCCCAAGAGCTTCCACGCGGCATACGCCGCGCCGAACCCATCATTACAATCCGCATGATAAATTACACAATCAACTGATCCTGGTTTGACTACAGACATGATAACCTTATACTTTAGGCTAATTAAATATCCTCGATTAACGCTATACTTTTCTCTGCTTTTTCGGCATTTTGATAAGCCTCGTGTTCTTCGACGGTACTGTGACGCCCATAATCATCGTGAAACCGCACGACGCCGTCACTATAAGTTCGATAGGCGATTTCCACTATCGTACTATCTTCTAGCGCCTTTATACGATAGGGACACCCAGACTGGATATTAATCGTGTCCCCAGGTAAAACTTGCATCGAATGAAACTCATAGTGTTCCTGAGGATGCTCGTTCGAATATGTTAGTAAAAGTTTGCCGGACAACAAAAACAGCGTCTCATCTTTGATCTTATTGTATTTTAGACTGTTACGACAACCTTTGTTAAGACGAAGAATCTTGCCTGATATCCTACCGGTTCCACCGGTGTTCCACTGACGCTCCTCGCCCCATGGCTTCGAAACGTTCTTCGAACTTGTCACCCATATACTTTTCATAGTAAGCCCCACCACTTCATCGTCGACTCGAGTCCCTCGGCAAACGATACTTGAGATCGAAACCCAAATGTTTTCGTCGCCAAAGCTGGGTCGCCGAGAGTATGCATAACATCACCCGGACGCCATGGCATATTCGCCCTCTCGTAAGGTCCAGTGGCCTTCCAGATCATTCGTAAAATTTCATTATTAGTTACCGAATGGCCCGTACAAATGTTAAACGTGCCCCCCTTCAGGTCACTCCCGTGCATTGCCGCCATGATGTTGGCGGTGGCAATGTCATCAACATAAACCATGTCGCGGCTTTGTGACCCGTCACCATCAGAGCGTAACTGTTTTCCTGCTTTAAGTGCATTACACCATGCAGCGACCGCGGTTGCGTACGCGCCTGTTCCATCATGACCTGGGCCGTACACGTTAAAGTAACGTAAAGACGCAGAGTCCAATCCATGAAACTTATAGAACATTGGCAAAAAATGATCGATCGTTAATTTCTGTAAGGCATAAGGGGAATTTGGTGACGGATGTGCTGTCTCTGCTGTGGGTTCACGACAGTTTGAATAATGATCGCCATAAACAGAACACGATGATGAAAACACAAAACGATTAATGTTACCAACACAAGCGCTTAGTAAGGCAACCGTCTTTGTGATGTTGTTTGTCGTTGTATCGAGGGGGTTTTGAACCGAATACTCAACACGAGGATCGGCTGCACAGTGAAAAACATAACCATAGAACCCTTGAGCAATCCTGCTCAAAACAAGTGGATGAGCAAAATCACCCTCAAAAACCAAAGTGTGATTCTTGTCAAGCTCTTCAATTTCATCGGTGTTTTGGTAAATGCTAATCAAGTCCGTCGGTACAACGCGAAGTGGTNTGGATGCTAGTTTAGATAGATCCCCGCCTGACATATCGTCGACCACATCGACTCGCGTACCCTGTTCACGGAGTTTTCTTACAATCGCGCTNCCGATGAAACCNCAACCCCCGGTCACTAGGACTCTCATCTTTCCTCCTTGTATGCCATCTTTATGGGCCTCAGTTGCTCAGAAACATTATACATCAAATCTCTCATTTTTTTCTTTTCACCCAACTTTCCTGCTCTATGGGCTGCTAGTATTTGTGCCCAATCGAACCAGTACTCCTCAATGGGATCCGTGATCAGCTCAGTTAACGCGTTCCCTATATCGCTAACGTGCCGGCAGGATCTTAACAGCGCCTCAAACTTATACAACCTGGGTGTACATTGCTGCACCGGCATCGGACTCATGGGTCCACGCATGTAGCTCAACAACGTGCTTTCCGCAACGTTTCGTTGATCCAGGATTTCATCCAACATTTCAAAGTGTTTTTCATACACGTGTAACGAGTTTGAAACGTGGATATACGTACCCATACAAATGCCAAGCTCTAGTGCCATGAGTTCCTGCAAGAACGTGAATGCCGGAACGTCATAAGAAATACCCAAAATCAGATCGCTAGAACGCATATTAACAACAAGATCAAGCTTACCGTCACGGATAAAAAACTGTAGTCCTATTGTACAAGGAATGTCCTTGGATCCAATAATNCTGTCCTCTGGCGTTCTAATGTGTAGAAATGCACGTCGGGAATCCGGATCATTTATCAACTCGTTTTTTACATACTCCCATTGATTCAGGTTATTTTGTGCGATGCGTGGATGACTCTTAAAAATCCTGGCACCGTACGCGCTGTTCGCGGTTTCTCCATCATCGCTAATGTCACGCCAAAACGGAGCGTAGTTTGCTATCCACTCTGTTTTATCATCTCCACTCATGTACCACAAAGTTTCTGCAATCATATATTGAATCTTAAACCTTCGTGCAGGAACATACGGGATCCTGTGAAGTGGATTCGTTATCTCAAATCTAACACCCAGCTTTTCTTTAACTTTCATTCCTCGCGGTGACGAGATGTAATCATAGTCATCCCTAATTTCCTCCGCAAGGGAAAGATATGCAGCAGTAAAGTCTTTGAATTTACGATCAAACATTGTGTGCACACTTCATAATATCCAGTGCACGTTGAGTTGACATTTCGTAACTGCACTTTTCCCTATTGAGATTTCTCAAAGACCAAACGTCATTGAACATAATGCCCCCTCCCAAGTCTTCGTTAAAACGGGATTCCTGCTTTGCGTAATCGATTGCATCACCTAGAATCTTCTTGACATTATCAAGCTCTTCTGCAATAAAAGGGTATTCTGTTGCTTCTGCTAACGATTTATATTCATATCTGTTAATCCATACAGGTAAACAACCCAATTCAAGCAATTCACGCGCTGCTGTACCACCATAAGAATCCTGATCATATAAACCCACAGAAATATGTGAGTGCCTACCGACCCACCGATATTCATTTCTTGTTAAAGTTCCATCAAACAACTTTGCGTATGGATCGCACAATTTATTAAGTTCATCATTGCTAAACTTCTGTGAAGGGTTACCCGCAATCACAATGAAATCCTGCCTCTCCTTCCATAGTTCATTACAAATCTCAAACAGGAACTTTCCACAATTGGTGTAATCTGACGACCTGCCCTTTCCTCCCACTCGGTTCGGCACAAACACAATTATTTTATCATCTGGAATTTCAAATCTAACTTCTGATTCATCAATAGGTTTTAAGATTTCATCACAAGAATAACCGTCATCCCAAGGCATAGACTTGCTTGCAATTTCATCAACCAATTCATCATTCAAATAGTTTCTTGCAGAATCCAAAAATACATTCATCGCAGATTCACATTGCCAAAAATTGTAATCAGCTTTCAAAGCTGCCTCAAGTTGTCCGTACCACAAAGATGCTTCCGTTGGGAACTTTGGGCATTCTGGGTTATCAATAAAATGTGAATGCACAAAAAACTTTGGCATGTACTTCAGATCAAGATAGAACAACGCCCTAAAGTTTCTAAGGTGCATAGGGTCATTGATGTATACATGTGTGAACGGATCATCACATAGCGATAACAACTTTCGGATACCTGCAAAATCAAAGTCGTATCTGGTTGCGAGTGCATTAGGAATGATCTTGTGATGTAAACACTGAACGCGTCTGTCGTTTACGATATCAGGATTTACATTCTCTGGCTGTGTTACAAGCTGATCGCGCTGGGGACAGAGGATTGAAACACGAATATCGGGTTGTAATTTCAAGAGCGTACGAACCCTACCCATCACCATTTGCCATCCGCTATCTGCTTCAAGAATGAACTTTCCTCTTGTATCATAATTTGATAGTTGCGTTTGAACCAGTAAATTCATATTAGGAGATCTCCAAAAAAGCAAGAATTTCACTTACTTCCCGCTCTAAATTTTCATCATCAACATTCAAAAACATGACTTTACACTTTGATTGCTGTGCAAAATCTTCATACAAAGAATGTAATTTTTGTAACATAGGCTCAACCAACTTTTCTGGTGCATCTTCATCAACAAGACCCACATATGATGTGCGATAACAAATAATGACAGCGGCGCCCAAACTTGCATAACCTATGTCAGACTGCTGTGTAGCTGCCTCATCAGCGTCCCTGTTAAACGCCCTAGAATACACCCATTCACATGGCCACGCGCGATCTAAAATTAAAGAGTAACCTGTTTGTCTTAACAAGTCGATTGTTCGAGGATCTGCGTATCGCATTTCATTGATGAAATCATCACCGTTTCGAAACTTCCTCTTTTCAGTGTTAGCCTTAAAAAGAGGAATCTTTAACCTCGCTGACAATTCATTAGCAATTTCAGTCTTGCCACATTTATCAGGACCAACAAGTGCAATGATAGTTTGATTCATGACAGAATTTTAACCCGTTGTTGCCTGGTTGAGCAACCGAAGTCATTTTTCTCCACTTCAGCAACACACACAGAATACTTGGTGATGTTGAACTGCTTGTCCCAATTCCACATAAACATCTTTTGAGTAACGCCAGAATCACCGCTAACAGTCAGCATTAAGTAGGGCTTTCCTCTTTTCGTTTTCTTTGGAATAATGTCTGTTACGATGAACCAGTAAATGTCCTTTCCGCGATATTCATCAATCGGACTCAGGCCCATCTCACCAAACCTGTTGAGCACAGATTCGGGTACGAGGTTTGATGCATTGCAGCTCCCAAGGTATTCCACCAACATCTCTGCTGCTTCAATCCTTGACCACTCACCAATGCCCATACTTTCAAGCAAGTATTGTTTGAAAAGCTTTTGTCCCTTATCTGGTTCACGCTTCGTTCGCTTTTTGATATCAGAGTTCTTGTTGACGACCACCTCTTCCATGTGCTTGTATGACTCAAACACACAGCCCTCACCCACAATACCCATGGAATCAAATGCCTTGATGCGAATAAGAGCCTGGAACGTGCGCTTGTTAAACTTGGAGTGTTTCCAGGTACCATCCTCGTTCCACAAGAGATCATTAATGGTTTCATAAGGACGATTTTCTACAATCTCCTCAATGGCGGCACCACCAATGCTCTTACAGCTTAAGAAGCTGGGCATGAATTTCTTACCTTCCAGAATGGTCCATGACTTTTCGGCGTGGTTGATGTCAATCGGAACTGTCTTGTATCCGAGTTTCCTGATTTCATTAAACGCATTGGTGCGTTTTTTTGGATTACCAGACACTGCTTCAAGATAAGCACATAGCCACTCTTCTTCATAGTAGGTCATCAACCATGCACAGAAATAAGAGTCCATTGCATATGAGATTGCGTGTGATGCGTTAAAGCCGTAACCTGCAAAGTAGAGAATCTTATCATAAAGATCGTTGGCGACATCTTTGGGCACCCCATTAGCGATGCTACCTTTAACAAAAGATTCACGCAACCCCCTTGCCTTTTTCTTTGCAGCTTCACCGCCGGAAATTGAACGCTTCATGATTGCCTTACGAACTTTGTCACACTCTTCCAGTGGGAAACCGGCGACTTCATGAGCGAGTTGCATCACAGATTCTTGAAAAATGATCAGTCCTTTCGTCTTTTCAAGGACCTTGTTGATCGATTCATGCCCCCACTGTATGGTTCACCTTCTGCGTGCTTGATGTAAAGCTTGTGAACGTTAGCAGCCAAGGGTCCTGGGCGATAGATCGACGTAAGTGTTGCGATATCAATGAGGTTTTTTGGCTTAGCTTGCATAAAGAGTTTTTGAGCACCCTTTGATGTGAGCTGGAAGATACCTGCAAACCTACCCGATTGATAGATGTATTCATATACCTTTTGATCATCAAAATCAAGAACATCAGGTGCAAGATTTTTTTCGTACCAATCCTTGACATCGGTAAATGCCGGGTCCTTGATACCTTCTTTTCTTTGCAAAATCAATTCAATCGTTCTTTCAATGATGCGAAGCGTCTCCAAACCCAAGAGATCAAACTTAATCCACCCAAACTCCTCAAGATGCTTAAAGTTTGTACCCTCAACCCACGGTGTTTGTGGCTTGCCTTTTGCCATGATGACGGGCATTCTTTCAGGAACACGTTCTGAAATAATCACACCGCCTGCATGACGCCCAAGAGACTTGTTTTGTTGAAACAAAACCTTAATGGGTTCACCAACCTCTGGATACTTTTCAATGAAAGANCGAAACGAAAGGCTGTGTTCCAACGCATCATCATACTTGAGAACAAATAGGTTCTTGTCTTCNCCCCTTTTGGTTGTCGCCCTCCTTACCTCTTTTTCAACAGTTCTTGTTGCTGTGTTTGCCTCATCAAACGGAATACCGTAAAAGCGCGAGACATCCTTAATCAAGGCCTTGAGCTTAAATGTGTTATAATTTGAAATCGGAATAACATTGTATTCGCCAAAACGTTCTGAAAGTAGTGTAATCAACACATCACGATCTGAAACATCAGTATCAATGTCTGGATATTCTTTACGATATTTGGATAGAAAACGTTCAAACAAGAGGTCATACTTGATTGGATCTACATCAGTTACGNGTAAAACATAATTGACCAGAGAGCCCGCCCCTGACCCGCGACCTGGACCTACTAACATGTGATCTTTTGCAAGCTTGACAATTTCATACATGGTTAGAAAGTAAAGTTCAAACTTGCGATCAATAATAACNTGGAGTTCGTACTTAAGCCTTTCAACATATTCTGGTGAATCTGCCAAACCCCTATNAAGTAATCCTTCTTTNCACCTGCTGATCAGTGCCTCTGTCGCTGTGTAATCTTTGGGAATAACGTATTTCGGAAGCTTTACGCTGGTATCAGGATGGATATCACCAATCAGGTCGTGGGCTATTCCGTGAGTACGNTCAATTGCAGCCGAGACAATGCTATCATCATAAAAATCATAAGAAGAAGTGGTGTCCTTGTATGACTCCCACAATTGGTTAGCATTCTTTGGATACAATTCACACTTGAGCTCATCCNTTGATTGAGGAAGCTTAGAAGGATCAAATTCACGATAATTTAACCAGCCAAGCTTCTTATACAATTCCCTCTCACGCCAGTGATCTGGTCGAGCATAATGGCTATCGCACGTTACAACGAGTTGATTGGTTAGCCCATTACGATTTGCGAATTCCATCAGAACCCGGTTCACCAAATGTTGCGCATTAAGTTGGTTAAACTGAAGTTCAAGAAAAATGTTCTTCTCACCTACAGCATCAGCCAGCATTTCGTAGCCATTCCCAACAGAGGTAATGATCTTTTCCATCAACAGCGAATTATCAAGCAACCCAGCCTGCAGATTATCAAACTCCACCTTTTGCAGATGGGAAAACATTTCATAAGCTAAGGGACCTGCAAGACATGCGGTGGAAACAATGAGGTGATCACCTGCTGCGGCTTCTTTAAGCATCCTGTAGTCAACACGAGGGAACCTATAAAAACCTTCAAGGTAACCACGGGAGGTTAAACCAAAGAGCCTCTCAAGGCCCACAGATGTTTTTGGAAGCACCACCAGGTGATGGCGCCGTTTGATGGGATCATAAAACTTTCCAGACTTAGATTCTTCTTCGTTTTCAATAGTCAAACCAGCACCTTCAAGAGCAATGTCAACTATCTCATCATCTTGATCCGTCGTCACAATTAAGGGTGTTACAAGTTCTTNGCGTTGCTTACGTAATATGTGCAACGCCTGCGTATCTCCTGCTTTTGCCGCCTTCTTGATGTCATAATCCAGGTTCCAAGCCCGGAGGTCTGGATGNACATACATCTCACAACCAGGAATGAACTTAAAGTTTCCACCGCTGTGCCTGATTTTTTCAGCATGAAGGTAAGCATGACAAAATGCATTCATATGACCGTGATCAGTCAATGCCATGGCGTCCATTCCGTTATCACGCACAAAATCGATGTGTTCTTGTGGATACCCCAACCCATCAAATGTTGAAAACCCAGAGTGGGCATGTAAACCAACAAACCGTTTCGGCGGACTNACACTCATAAAACACTCCGATGTTCCATTATCTTAAGATTTCGTCTTATTTTCAAGACGTTCCATAATGATTTGATGTTTTCTTATGTATGAATCATAAAACTCTCGTTCATCAATTCCTAGCAGAATCAACACCGCAAAAAAGTAATTTACTGCGTCAACCATCTCTTCCAAAAAAGCTTCACGATCAAAGTTTTCATTAGTATCAGCCCGGTGAGTTTTCCAGTTCTTCAGNTGTTGGAGCGCCTCGAACAGCTCCTCCACGCCTCGTAAGGTCGTTTCTCGAAGAGCCTGCTGGTTTTCACGCACGGCAACATCAACAGGCCACGGGGGATAACTTTTGGGATCGTTTGCACGAAGTTGTTCCATAAACTCCTGTCGTAGTTCAAACATAGTCTTTAGTGCGTCTCGCATTCTTTCTCCCNAACTAGATTCTACTCACATCACTAAACGACATTTAACACCTCAAAATAATCCGTAAAGTCATATTGGCATAAATCAAGTGCAAAAACTTTGTCACCTATTAATAGTAGCGCTTCATTTGGCATCACGTCAAGCACTAAACTTACTTCTCCTGGTTGAATAAACGCACTCCATTGTGTGAAAGGCATGAGTCTTTGATTATCAATTACCTCTATCAAGGTACACGAATCAATGCAACGAATGATCGAACCCGACATAAAAAGACTAGTCATCTCCGACCTTCATATCAGAAGCAATCATTTGGGTCAATGAAGATTTAAAAATCAAAACGTACGTTAACACGGGAGATTGGGTATCTCACTCAACGTACGTTACAATTGATCCTGATGGGCAGACTAGATTACACAAGTTCAGCACTTAATCGTGTTGCTTCCTGTGCCATCTTGTTGATCGTTGCCTCAAGATTCTTTACGAAATCTGGGTGNGGATANGCAACATTGTCCTCAACGACAAGACGTAATGTTCTAAGGTGATCCGTTACGTCAGTTCCTGATAGAATAGCTAGCTGTAAAAGGCGAGCAATTTCCGCGATTGTGGGATCTCCCAAGGTAATACTGGTATCAGACATTTTTTCTCCTTTGAGTTGTTTATTTTAGTTTAAAAACACAAGCTTGTTCATAGCTTATTTTAAACAGTGTTAAGTGATCGTAACCTTTTAAGAGTTGATGAGCGACCAGAAACAAANTCTAAAATTCCCACGGAAAACCCATGGGCGTCATCATAACATATTTCGCTATCATCCATGACCATTTTTATGCGAGTACAGTTTGTGGGTTTCTCTTTCCAGCTACATGTTGGTGACGGTTTTAACCACANGGAAAAATCGCCATCCAAGATCCAGAAAATAAGATCGTTATGAATTCCAACACCGACTATCTTACATGGTAATGATTTACAAAAATCATGATAACCTGCTGGGTCGTTCTTGTGTACAATCTCGATTTTTTCCAACATCCTATTCGAGCATTTTTTTGCAAGCATTTCTGCATTTTCATATTGTTCATGCTGCATTTGAGGCATACATCTCTCGCATGTACCAATCATGATAATGGTTCAATGCATGATCCTCAGGTTCAACTTGAGCTGCTTTTCCTTTGATGAAAATCATCCATGCATCACCAGGATATTTTTCTTGGATTAAACCGTGTGGTGACTCTGGTGCAACATAATTCAAAAAAACCTCGGAAATAATAAACCTGAAGCGTTGAAGCAGATGTGCGCAACAACTCCTGGTTTGATGTTCCCTTCAGTATATCTCAAATAACTCAGATATACAGCAAAAGGAAACAAAAAGATTGCCGTATCTACGGAATGTAAGAATGAAAAAGTAACAGCAACCAAAANAGCAGCCCCCTTATCATTCCAAAAACGGGAAATCACCTTCCATAGAATGCCACGAAAAATGACTTCTTCAAAAAATGGCACTACAACGATCATCAAAAAATAGAAAATGACAATCATAAACGTTGAAGCAGACCCAAGAAATTCAGATATCGTTGCATCTGTATCGGAACTCGTTACAAATAGTTTTTGTGTATATGACATACATACATTTAACATCGTAGCTATTGCTGCTATACGTAAGTATTTCACGATAAATCCATTGCCGCCTTCAGAACTTTTTTGTCATCAAGGCCTGTACAGTCTATTTTATTAACGGTCACGTGATAGTGATTTACAGACCTAGCAAACATCTTCGTCCCCCCTACCACCGATCCATAAGTGTGTATGAGAAAGTATCTCTACCGATTTTCTGNGCCTGTTGGCGGGCCAACTTCATCATTTCGGNAAACCCAGCTTCGGAAGCATGAACCTGGCATCCTGCGGACCACTTATTTACCTGAGNNCTGGAGGCCCCTGTGTTCTGGGTAGCTGCATGNATGTTGATCCCGAAGTACCCCGTAGCGATGCTGCTCGGATCGANGTCCAGCTTGTTGTCATTGCTCGAGTCTCGGTAGACAGAGACCTCTCCAGCCCGTTGGCATAAGGCTTCATACTTACCGCCATGGAGATCAATCTTCCATGTGTCGAGGTACTGCTTAGCTACTAAGATTGCACATCCAGCAGAGTTCATAGGGTTCTCGAGCCAGTATGTTCCTGGGTCCGTAGTTCCTGGCCATCGATGAACCCGCCAAAGGTTGTTGCCATCGACATAGACACACCCAAGGGTATCGTCGAAGGAGTTAGCCATTCTGTTGGGGGACCGTATGCCGAACAGCCAGAGCCTCCACGGCTCGTCCCACACTGTGTGCCCTAGGGACTCTGCATGTTGGATAACTGATGGACGTGGGCCAGATACAGGGATCGCCTCGATTTGGGCAGAGCTATCTGCCAGCAGCTTGCCCCAGGTTCCCCTACCAACAATACCGTCAACGGTAAGGCCGTTCGCAGACTGATACCGACGAACAGACTGATCGGTACTGAAACCAAAGTCGCCATCAACTGTATCGCTATAAAAGCCGTTAGCCGCTAGTCGCTCCTGGCACAGAGTTACTTCGGCACCCTTGTCGCCCTTGCGAATTGTCTTCACCGCTACCTCCTTTGTATATCATGATCCTAATAAATTACCCACACTTTCCGTGACCGCACGCAACACAGGTGATACACCCTTCTTGATACGTAAGTGCATCTTCACTACAACTAGGACACACACCCCCACCTGGTTTCGTTCCGTCTTTGATGAACTTCTTCAACACTCGAGAAATGACCTTCGCAAACGAAAACAAGTCTGCGTCGCGATCCTTCTGTAGTTGTTCAACGACATAATTAATGGGAGCACCGTGCCTGAGCGATAGAGAGATCATACGGGTGAGGACTGCATAGTTTGGATTATCAAACACGCGCACCACATCTTTAATCGTTATCTCGTTACCGTTCTCTCCAAAAAGAAGGTCATAGATGCTATTACGAGTCTTTCTGTGGCGTTTCTTAATGCAGCCGGTGGAGTACTTGGATGGTATTTCAACAAACTCTGCAAGCCCACCCAGGACCTCATAAGGCCTGTTATCAAAGAGCCCCACAAGTATTGTCCACTTTTCGCCCTTGATTGTTGCGTGGTGGATCTCACACGGCATAATTTCCGGTCTTTTCGGTGCGGCGTGGATTGCAAACTTCATCTTAGACCGGTCTGTCTCTTTGCTTACGTTTTCGATGGGAATAAGCACACCATCACGTGATCCCTCCCTATAAACAGTGAATCCCTTGCACCCGCTTTTCCATGCCTTCATGTAAACATCAGACACAACACTCTTATCAACATCCTCTGGGAGATTGCAGGTTTTTGAGATGCCGTGACACACCCATAGCTGCGCCGCGGCTTGGATTTTTACAGATTGAATCCAGTCGATTTCAGGACTGGTCGCACCGTTGTACGGACATGTATCATCGATTTCCGTCTTACCCGTAACTTCCATCCATTTTTTTACGCCATGGTGATAGACAGTAAACTCTTGCCATCGATCCCCAAGTTCATCAATAAAGTCGACACGAGTATCAGCGCCGTGTTCAACAATTTTTTTTCTCCGATTGTAACCGATCATGTAAACCGGCTCGATTCCAGACGTGGTTTGTGTAAGACAGGAAACGGAACCAACGGGTGCCGTTGTTGTGAGCGCAATATTTCGACGACCGTGAAGAAGACGAAGTTCATTGATGTGCTTTGGTAAGGCACCCCATATGCGTTTGAGGTATGTGTTATCCTTCTCAAGATCAATGTCATAAACGGGAAAAGCGCCACGCTCCTTTGCCATAATAATCGAAGACGTAAATGCACCCACCGCATGTGCCCTATAAATCTTTTCCGTCATCTTGATTGATTCGTCGCTACCATACTTCAAGCCCAATGCCGCCAACGCATCACCAACACCCGTTGGGCCCAAACCCGTTCGTCGACCGCCGAGTGTCGCCACCTTCACCTTGTTCCAGAGTTCTATCTCAATCCTTTTGGTTTCTTCTGCTTCTGGATCACCATTGATCTTGGCGATGATCTTGTCGATAGCTTCAATCTCGAGATCTATGAGATCATCCATTAAGCGTTGCGCTTTGATCACAACATCATGAAAGGTATCAAAATCAAACGTGGCGCCCTGTGTGAACGGTGCTATCACAAACTTCGTTAAATTAATCACCATCAGCCTACAACTATCGTACGATGAGAGGGGTATTTCGGCACACGGATTTGTAGACACGGTTCGATAACCAACGCCCCCATAACAGTCTGCGGGTCCCTCGATTACACGATCCCAAAATAATGCGCCTGGTTCCGCGCTCTCCCACGCAGCATCCACAAACTTTTCCCAAATATCTCGTGCGCCGACTTCCTTTACAACAACAGCATCTGAGACATCTGCTTCAACAGGCCATCGCAAAACGTACGGATCGTTATCCTCAACGCATTGCATAAACTCATCGTTAAAACGAATCGATATGTTCGCACCGGTAACTTTTTTTCTATCACGCTTAATGTCGATAAACGTTTCGATTTCCGGATGCCTACAATCAATTGTGATCATTAGTGCACCACGTCGACCCCCTTGCGCTACCTCACGACACGAGTTCGAGAACCTCTCCATAAAAATCGCTAATCCATCTGTTGTACGTGCAGCGTTAGCCGTTGCTTGTCCCTTTGGTCGGATTTTGCTCACGTCGAACCCAACTCCGCCTCGCCTCTTCATGATCTGGACTTGCTCTTGATCGGTGAAGAGGATGCCACCATACGAATCTTCGGGGGGTGCCACAACGAAACAATTTGAAAGACTTTGAACCTGCTGCAGATTGCCGATCCCACTCAGGGGTGAACCCTGAGCTACGATTGACCAGTTCCGGAACAAATGATAAATCTCGTCTTCACTCATCGCGTTCGGATAGCCAGACTCTACCCTTGCAAATTCGCGCGCCAGTCGTTTATGCATATCATCTGGGGTATGTTCTAATACGCCACCTGCACCGTCAGGCAACGCATACTTTCCGGAAAACACATTTGCAGCTAATTCATCACCCGAAAAATACTCGGTGCTAGCTTTAAAGGCATCAATAACAGAAATACTTTGATTCATCTAATCACCGGTTCTCTTTAGTTCTTTCGTTACTTCACGCCATTTTGCCCGAAGCAACTCCTTAGCTGCACCTGCATCCTGATCTACTGCTTCATTCAAAGTTAATTCTGACTCATCTAATAACGTAATACGAGATTGTGCAGTGTTAATGATCATTGGAAATAAAATTCCGTCCCGCCCTGCACGATTCTTAGCAACGTACAGCCTGCCGTGACCTGTTGCTTTCTCCTCAGCTTTACGTGAAAGGGAGATTACAACATCAGCAACCATGGCTTTACCATATGCCTCAGACATGTTTTCCAGACCAACAATTTCTGAATTTGCAGAATCGCGATTCGCCTGACTGGCAGTCCACACAGGGATGTTTAGTTCCATAGCGAGGTTTCGTAGCTCTTCATAAACGAGCTTAAGTTCGTGACGCAAAGAATCATATGCTCGTGTAGACTTCATAATATCAGCATAATCAATCACAATCATGCTGGGCTTAAACCCTTTCAGCGAAAGCTTTTCAATGTGATTCCTGATGGTTATTACAGAAGCACCACCAGTGGGATATTCTTTAATGATAAGCCGACCCATTTTGTTATCTTCATAAAATTCTAAAACCTGCTTCTTCGATGACATGAGTTTATTTATGTCGATTTTTGTGATGTTTGAATCGTACCGACGACCGACCGCGGTCTCAGTTAACTCAAATGTATAATGCAATACATTTTTTCCCATCATCAAAGCATTAGCACCCATCGCAACAAGATAGTGGGATTTTCCAACACCCGTGTTAGCAGTTATAACACCAAGCTCACCACGCCCAAGACCACCATCGAGGATGTCGGAGGAATCTAGTTTTTTTAACCCTGTTGGACACGGTGCGCGGTGTAACTTGATAAACCGTGCTTCAATATCCTCCATGAAATCATGACCAATTGAGTGAGGCATACCCACAGAAACGGCAGTCTTCATGAGACTGATAACGCTATCAAACTTATCTGTTTGAATAAGNTCTACCGCTTTGTGAAGCGCGTCCTTAAACGCCTGACGCTTACAAAAATCAAGGGTCTTGTCTTTGACGTAGCCGATGTCTCCAGGATGAGGGTTTGACTTTATCCGGTGCAGAAATTCCACTATCTGATCACGCAAAATGATGTCTGTTCCCTCAGACAGATCATCCTTGATGATCGTGATNAAAAGCGCCATCGTAGGAAACGCTTTGTATTGTGCATAATACTTGAAATACAAGCGAGTCAGATACTTCAAGTAATTCAATTCAAAAAAATCAGGCAACATGACTTCATACATCTGTGCAGCCCATTCACGATCTAATAACAGACCCTGAAATATCTTTTCTTGAAATGACTTACCATAATGAGAAAAACAAGAAGCATTTCCCTCAAAANTAAGCGCCGTCTCTTGCATTTTTCACCGTTTGTTCAATAGATTCATGGGTAAGAATAATAAGCTAGGGTCAAAGTTTATCAACCCAAATTTGCGAAGACTTCTTAAAAACGCTAATTTGTCATATTTTTTTTCATTGATCTCTAAGCTTCCTTCAATTTGCTGAATTTGCGTGGCGGCTAAATTTGAAATATCAAGGCACATGAGTTTGAGGTTGCGCCTAACGATATCTTTATGTTCTGTGATGTTGTTATAGACATGTATTTTTGAGGTTTCTTTAAGCCGCTCACATTCTGTAAATATGAAATCAAGCGACACTCGTTCCTCAGACTTTAACAATGAAAACCTTTTTGACAAAGTCTTGAACCCAACGCCCTTTATTCCCTTGATGTTATCACTCGGATCACCCACAAAAGCCCGGGTTAATGCTACGTTACTGGGCCTGACATGCATTTTTTCAACAACAACGTCTTCCGTGATTAAGCGTTTCTGACCCGGTGACCAGACCTTCACCCGCTCATCGATGAGTTGATAGAAGTCTTTGTCACTTGAAACGATAACCACGTCTTGATTCTTAAACTTATATCTTGCACAATACCCTATCACATCATCTGCTTCACAATCTTTGATGTAATGCTGGTACACCGGCAAGTGTCTCAAACACCTTGTTAGAAAAGCAACCTGTCCCAAACGATTGGTGGTTGTATCTGGGATGTCATCTTCGTAATATCGATTAAACTTCTGTGGTTTCCGGCCCCGTTTGTAATCCTTGTAGATTGCTCGACGTCGAAGACTACCCCCACCTTCCCACATAATGTGAACTTCTGAAGGGTTGAATTTTCTGCACAGACTACCGAGCCCACCAAGAAACCCAACAACACCACCGGCTGCATCACCGTGTTGTGTCATAGAAGGATTTGCTGCGTAGTGACGCATAAATACGTTGAGTCCATCTATTAGCAGAACCATCATTACCCCGGTGAGACGAACTCTTCTTCCATCTCCATTGAGAGAGCGCGTATTTCTTCGTAAGATTCCACGTCGATGTTCACATCTGACTTTCTGACAAACGCACTTTCTATGAGTACATCAAAATAGCCTTTGTACTCAGGGTTCTTCAGTACTTCATCGAAATCTGTCTTATAGAATTTCTTATTATGTATCACATTACCTGAAGCTACATCCGTGACTGTAAACTTCTTCCATGCACCGGTGCCAGAAACGTCAATCTCCTCCCCGTTACAAACAATCGGATCTGCTTTACGAAGCTCATCAAACAGTTCTTCGTGTTCCACGATGCCCTTACCGAAATGTATCTGAAACTTCACAAGCCTGAATGGCGGGGCAACCTTGTTTTTGATGGTCTTTGCAGAAACGTTGATACCGACAACTTCCTTGTCTTTGTTTTCAATGGGTTTACCAGCGCCAAGCTTGATACGAACCGATGAATGAAAAGGGATCGCCTTTCCACCAGGTGTTGTTGTGGGATCACCATACATCACACCGATCTTCGTACGAATCTGGTTAAGACAAACAAACAGAACCTTTTGATTCGCAATGATGCCATTGATCTTTCGCATACCCTTAGAGATAGCTCGAGCCTGCAAGCCAATTGATTCCTTATCGTAATCGCCAATAAGTTCTGCCTTGGGAGAAGACGCAGCTACGGAATCCCAAATGATAGTAATCGGAACATCTTTCTCCATTGCCCGAGCCTTCATAATCGTGGCTTCCGTAATTGACAGCACTTCTTCTGTACAGTGTGTATCTACGTAAACAAACCTGCTCCTGATATCAACACCCAACAAACATAGGTTTTCCACGCTGGTAGCATTTTCTGTATCGATATATACCACGATACCACCCATTTGTTGGGTGCTGCGGGCGACCTGGATTGCAATATGAGACTTACCAATGGAGGGTGGNCCAAAGATTTCTACGATCCTGCCTTCCGGAAACCCACCGTCCAGTTTGTTTGCAATGATGGCGTCAAGCTGTCTAGATCCAGTGCTAATCCAGCGATGAACATGTGTTGGAGAATCATCGTGGGCCAAGTTATACGCAACTCGTTGCCCACACTCTTTGTTGAGTTGTTGAATCAATTCCGACGTAAAATCGTTTTCTCTATTTTTATTTCTTGGCATGTTTACCCTTATACAAAANTACNGCGCTTAATGACGCTGTTCACACAAGAGTTAGATTGAATACAAAAAATATTAACACGTTTGCGAGGGGGATGAATCCCCCTCGCAAACAACAGTCAAGCGTCTTTAAAAGTGCTTCAAGTCTTCGAATGCAGCGTCTAGATCCTTGTACTTTGTAGACGTAGGAGCTCCGTTATCACCCGAGCTTTTGGCACTTGTATTAGTACTATTGCTCTTGGATTCACCAAAAGGTTGTTCATCTGGAGCACCATCGTTCAACCAATCGTTGATGATCTTTTCAAGCTCATCATATGACTTGCAGCTGTACATGTCGTCAAGCTCGGGGATATTATCAATCCATTCCTTCGCCTGCTTTGGGTCCTCGCAAAGCAGTGTACTCTTAGGGCGAGGTCGAACGGAAGTCATTGCCCACTTACGACCTGGCTGCTTCACACACTCAACCTTGATATCACGTCCTTCAAGGGGATCGCTGATATCCCCATAATCCTCGTCGAGCATGATGTTAAGCAGGTCCTGATAGACCATCTTACCGAAAGACCAGAGCCTGACACCCTTATCTTCCTCACCTCGAACAATCACAGCTGCATAGCTTCGCATCTTGGGGTAAAGCTTCTTTGCAAGCTCGTACGACTCCTTTGCGCTATCACTACGCAACTTATTGATCAGTTCCTGAACCGGATCAGCATCACCGAACTGGTGTGGTGACAAAAGCCCGGGGTTGTTGCCGATGTTGTAATAAAACCAACGTTCCTTGAAGGGCTGGCCATCATTATCGGGAAAAGAGATCAGCCGAACAGATGCCGTCTCTCCCTCCTCTGGTCGCCACATCATGTTGCGACGGCTGTTATTTCCACTCAGCTGGTTTAGCTTCTTTCTAATTGCATCAAAATCAATAGCCACTTTTAATCTCCAAATTGGTAATTGCTTGTGAATAGTCTGGGTAATTCACCCAAACAAATGTAAAGTAAAATCGTTAAATGTTCAGTTTTTCTTTTTCTTTTTGGGCGGTCTTGCACCACCAAACGCATCACCCGCAGCAATGTATGCAGGTTTGCGTTTCTTTGATTCCGGATTAGGATAGTGAGGACCGGTCCCAAGCGGAGTGGTCACACCCGCGACACCGCCTGCGCTGACCTCATCCTTCGCGTCGCCCTCAAGCTCATCGTCCTCGTCAATCACTTCTTCATACGCGCCTTCAATAAGAGACCGTATAAAGAGGCGAATTAT